CGTACGGTAAGTGCTGACATCTCTCGTGACGAACAAGTTCACGTGGCTGTCAACTCTTTGGTCGCACGTGAGCTTAACCTTGAGGTTTCTCCCTCCTTGGATAAACTTCGTAAGGCTACTATTAACTGGATTATGCAACCACTCAAGTCTAATAATCCTAATAAATATCTAAACAAAAAATTTTGGCTGGATTCCAGTGATCGCCTGATGTACGAAGGTAAAGCGCCTGAGCTTGCCGACACTAAGCGAGCTAGGATGCCAGCGTTCTTTGAACATGCAAACCCAAATCTCCCACAGTATGCCTAACTTTGGGCTTACTGTTAGGCGTCTTCTGGAAGAACTAGAAGATGTTTATCCACCCGTCAACCCTACTCCTGACACACCGCTAAACCAGATCATGTATCGAGCTGGTCAGCGTAGCGTGTTGGAGTGGATAGAAAACCGACTTGATGAGGACACTTAATTATGGGCGCTGGACGTAGACAACATCACGCGCAACAAAACGCAATGCGAGCTGCTAACGCAGAAGCTAATCGCCAAGCAGAAATGATGCGAGCACAGCAAGAGGCTCAACGTCAACAAATGGAAGCTATGCGTAAAGCTATGCAAGAACAAACTAAAGGTTTGATTGAGGCTAGCAAAGCTCCCACTACTGTTAAAAGTACAATCGGTGCTGAAACTGGTGGTATTTCTACTGCTCGTTCACGTCGTAAATCCGTAAGAGCAATGGGTGCTGGTGCATCTGCTCTTCGTATTCCCCTTAATATCGGCAGTGCCGGTTCTGGTCTTAACATTGGTTAATTAAATGAACGCTAAAAGCAGGTACGATCATCTATCCAGCTACCGTTCTCAATTCCTAGACACAGCGGTTGAGTGCTCAAAGCTCACCATTCCTTATCTCATCCAACGTGATGAGTTCCGTGTTACCCATCAATCTCTTAAACAACCTTGGCAATCCGTAGGTGCGAAGGGTGTAGTGACATTGGCATCCAAGTTGATGCTATCCCTCCTACCTCCTCAGACTACGTTTTTCAAGCTTCAGGTACGTGATGATAAGCTTGGCACTGACCTGCCTGCCGACATCCGTTCTGAGCTTGATCTCAGCTTTGCTAAGATGGAGCGTATGGTGATGGAGTCGGTCGCTGCTTCCAGTGATCGGGTCGTCGTTCACCAGGCTCTTAAGCATCTGGTGGTTGGTGGTAATGCACTGGTCTACATGGGTAAGGAAGGGTTGAAACATTACCCACTTAATCGCTACGTTGTTGACAGGGACGGGAATGGTAACGTAATTGAGATCGTAACCAAAGAACTAATTAACAAAAACCTTCTGCCAAAAGAAATTCTCAAGGAACCTCCTCCGGTTACTGAAGAAAGTTTCTCTTCTGAAAATGACGCAGAAGTTTATACTCATGTACGGTTAGATAATAACCGTTGGCTTTGGCATCAAGAAGTCTATGGTAAACTTATTCCTGGCTCAGAAAGTAAAGCTCCAGCCGATGCTAGTCCTTGGCTTGTACTGCGGTTCAATTCTGTCGATGGCGAAAACTATGGACGGGGTAGAGTTGAGGAATTCTTGGGAGATCTTAAGTCGCTTGATGCACTCTCTCAGGCACTCGTAGAAGGCTCTGCAGCAGCCGCTAAGGTCGTCTTCGTGGTATCACCCTCAAGCACTACCAAAGCACAGACGCTGGCGAAGGCAGGCAACGGAGCGATCGTCCAAGGCAGACCCGATGACATCGGTGTTATCCAAGTGGGTAAGACTGCTGACTTCAACACTGCAATGACTATGATGCAACAGCTTGAACGTCGTTTGTCTGATGCATTCCTTATTATGAGTGTTCGACAAGCAGAACGTGTTACTGCTGAAGAAGTTCGCCTAACTCAACTTGAACTTGAGCAACAGCTTGGTGGACTATTCTCCTTGCTGACTGTTGAATTCCTTCTTCCTTATCTAAATCGCAAACTGCTAGTCTTGCAACGCAGTGGACAACTACCAAAAATTCCTAAGGATCTGGTTAATCCTACTATTGTTGCAGGAATCAATGCTCTTGGTCGTGGTCAAGATCGTGAGTCTCTCACTTCCTTCATCATGACTATTGCTCAGACACTTGGACCTGATGCACTGATGCAATACATCAATGCTGATGAAGCCATCAAACGTCTGGCTGCAGCACAAGGTATCGACGTACTGAACCTTGTTAAGTCTATGGAGCAAATTGAACAAGAGCAAATGGACGCTGCTCAAGCACAAGAGGATCAACTCATGATGCAACAAGCAGGACAGATGCTTAACTCCCCCCTGGCAGATCCATCCAAGAACCCTATGGCAGCTGAGACTGTGAACGCGGCTATGGGTGAGGATGCCATTCCCCCAATGCAATAACTATGGCAGAAATTCTATCCTACGATCCAGCTGGTGATCCCGAAGTGATCAGCGCAATGGAGTCTGATCAAGCTGAGTCTCTGGCTATCGGTGAAGAGATGATCAATCAAGCTAACGCTCGGTTGGCTGGAAAGTACAAAGATGCACAAGAGCTTGAGAAAGCTTACATCGAACTTGAAAAGAAACTTGGTTCTAAAGATGATCAATCTGCAGAACCTTCTGAACCTCAAGAGCAACAAGAACCTTCTGAATACTCTACGCAGATTGAAGCAATCGGTAAAGCGGCAGATGAGTTCAACTCTAAAGGTGAGCTGAGTGCTGAGACTCTGGCTGAGTTTGAGCAGATGTCCAGCAAGGAATTGATCCAAGCATACTTTGAGTATGAACAAAGTCTTCCTAATTTGGATGTTCCTCAATCCGTTGAGCTGTCACAAGGCGACATTAACACCATCCAAAACTCTGTAGGCGGTGAAGCTGCTTATCAACAGCTTGTTGGTTGGGCAGCACAAAACTTCTCTGAAGCTGAGATCCAAGCCTTTGATAACGTTGTTGACTCTGGTAACGTTGCTGCCATTAACTTGGCACTCGCTGGACTTCAGGCACGTTACACTGACGCAAATGGTTACGAAGGTAAAATGATTCAAGGTAAAGCTGCAGCTCCTGCTGACACATTCAAGAGTCAAGCAGAAGTTGTACGGGCAATGTCCGATCCCAGGTACGATAAAGATCCTGGGTATCGTGATGACATCATGCAAAAGCTTGCCCGATCCAATCTCAAATTTTAATGAACGACACAAACATTTGGGCTAAAGAGCCACCCCTCATTATGACTGATCATCCCTACGGTGTCCCACACAACGAACGAGCTGAGCAGCTCAACGGTCGCTTTGCTATGCTTGGCATCATGGCTGCTCTTGGCGCTTACGCGCTGACTGGACAAATCATTCCTGGTATTTGGTAATGCCTCTTAAGAAGGGTAAGTCTCAAAAAACAGTTTCGTCTAACGTTTCAAAACTGAAGAGCGAGGGTTACCCTCAAAAGCAGGCAGTAGCTATCGCTCTTAGTAAAGCTGGTAAATCCCGCAAGAAAAAGTAATGGCTAAGCCTGGTCTTTATGCAAACATCCACGCCAAACGCAAGCGTATCGCTGCAGGCAGTGGTGAAAAAATGAGAAAGCCTGGGTCCAAAGGAGCGCCCACGGCTGCTAACTTTAAACGCTCCGCTAAAACTGCTAAGTCTAATCTCAAAATTAAGAAATGAAAATCCTTGCTATCCTCCCTGCAACCCTGATTGCTGCTGCTCCCGCATTCGCTGGTCCTTATGCTAATGTGGAAGCTAACTCCGGCTTTACCGGTTCTGACTACGGTGGTACCGTGACCGACTTCCACGTTGGTTATGAAGGCTCCTCCGGTGTGCTTGGCTATTACATCCAAGCTGGTCCTTCTGTGGTCTCGCCTGATGGCGGTGAAGCAGAAACCAAGTTCACTGGTAAGACTGGCGGCTCGGTTGCTGCAAGTGAAAAGCTTGATGTGTACGGTGAAATCAGTTTTGCTGCTGACGCTGTTAACTCCTATGGCACCAAAGTTGGTGTGAAATATAAGTTCTGATTATTATGATTGAATGTCCCACCTGCACTCCAGCGCAACAATACGTCCTGGAACAACTGCAAGTTAAAGCAGATATTACAGATCCTGTTGCCCTGGCAGTCATCATGGGTAACATTCAACAAGAGTCAAACTTCCGTCCCAATGTCTGCGAGGGTGGCGCTATCGTTCCTTACGATCGCTGCCTTCGTGGCGGGTACGGTTTAATCCAATGGACCACGCCCAGACGTTATCATGGTCTGGGCAGATTCTGTAAAAGATACGGGTG